AAATAGAAATAGAAATAGAAATAGAAATATTAAAACAGACCACCACATTCCTGATGTCATACTCACTAAACAATTTTTCGACAACATGGTAGCTCATAGAACGTTATCGTGTAGACACCCTCTGCTACGTATTCGGTGTTCAGTGCAATATCTACAAATACTGGAAAAATCTAAAATTGAGGCAAGTTTTTGGTGATAACTATAGTTAGACTATATTGACGACCTGATGTGCTGTATGTAATAACTAACAAAAAATATTTTCCATGGGATTTTTTATTTTAATGAAATGCAAAATATTTTTATCAATAGTTAGTATTATGGAAACCATTAATTCAGGAGGAAACTTGATTCCAAATTCAACTTCAAATAAAGGTTATGTATGCATTGACATGCAGTGTTCGTCAACCTCTGAACCAACAGCTTCTACCTCCAGCAACCGGAGTATTAAATTAGCCGCTTCCACAAATGTATATCCGATAACAAGAAACGACTCCGAGCTCACTCTGAACGATTTTCTTGATAATAGCTCTTCTACGTCATCATTGGACTACATTAATGAATTGGGTTCTCAACTGACGTTAAATGATTTTCTTGACAACATAAAGACAAATGAGGTGGATAGAACATGTACGGATGTGGTAATTAATATCCCACAAGAGATACAAACAAATACACAGGAAAATGATTTGTTATTATCCGATAAAAATAATTCAATATGCATTGAAATCGATGAAAGAATTACAAAAATCCTAACATGCAAGCAAAAATATCAACTGGACAGCATCATTCATGAAATTATACCAAAAGAGAATGAGAGTGCAGAAACTGTTCTCCATCTTATGAGAGTTCTGAACGATCAATATCATCAGGTATATAATCAGTCAGGATGTTTTTATAAAGCCTATATGGCCATACACAATAAAATCGAACAGATACTTCCATATGCGTTCAGAGCCGGAGGCGGAATCAGCATTCACTTGCTCATACAGGCATTATTTTTTAATGGCGACTATAACAAATCACCTTCACAGTCTCAACAACCATCTTTATATACATCACCTTCTCCAACAATAAATACAGAAGCATTCTTAAGTAATGTATTATCACTAGATATAACCCAGGTACGCATACTTGGTGATTTACTATCAGCAACTTTATTTCATGCACCAACAATATTCTATCAATATCCTAAACTAATAGATGAAGTTAAGTATTGTATAAGTAATAAAAAAATAACAGGTTCGGTTATAGCACGATTTACTCTATGTTTAACAAGTACATTACTAACCATGTCACCACTGTTAATGCTTAATGGAGCAGTTAAAACAGGTAGCATAGTAAGAACTATAGGTAGGGGAGTGAGTTATGTTGATATACCATTGGCCTTAGCTATATTAGGTGACTCGTGGTATAAAGCTTATAAACATGGTTCTTCTGATAACCCAAATTCTGCTCAGAGATTTATATCGCAAGAAGCGGCCTTTAAAACCACCCAGCGGGTATTAACACAAGGATTAAGTCTGATGTCCTCTTTATCGGGAGCAATCATGCGCTCTCTTGAGAAAGGCACACCACCACAAATGATGTCTTTATTCATCGTAAACATACTAAATCTATTATTTCATCAAAATCCATATGAAGGGGCATCAGCAAGTGCTAATGCTTTGAAAAGATCAACTTACTCCCATAATCCGGACATACTAAATACTCAGGCAATAGCTCTTTGTGTTGACCTCCAGCATACAAAAAATATAACCATGCCACTTTTCAAAACAAAAGACAGGATATCTTACGCATTCAATGGACAAAGAACATCCCCAGAAGACCAAAAACAAATACTGAAAGAAGTTATAAACTCCTGTACCCAAGGAGAAAGAGCCATTTTAAATACATCACAATCAGAAACATGCAAACATAAAATCGATGAGATTTATGAAAAAAGATTCTCAGAAACAGAACTAAATACATTACCAAACGAAATGAAAAATTTCTTGATATTTTTAAACAAAACTCATGAAAAAGATATTTCGCGTTTAAGCATGGGTAACGAAGTTAATGAAAAAATAATTGCAGTTATAGTCAAGACGTTAGCATATAGAGAGTCTATGTTGTGTTAGACTTTAACTCTATATTGATATAACATTAGCCAAATATTCAACAGTGTATGCGACCAAACACCAACATGTCGCATACATATACAATTTGAATATTTAATTATATTTACTTAATGTATTTCTATAAAAGCAAATTACAAACTCACAACAAAAAACCTCATAACACATTAACAATCAATTCTTTTCATCTTTATAAATTCTCATATCAGGCTTGCACCCGATAAACCGACGAAAACTATTTAAAACCCATCGAGTGAAGTAATCTCTAAAACCAAAGAAATACCAAGTGAAAATATTCACGATAAAATGCCCGGTCAAAGCCCCTCCTGTACCGCATGCAAGAACAGTAAAAAATCAGATGTTTTCATAAATATCAGTCCTCATCGTTTTGCCTGGCATGTCCTTTACCAGCAATCTTCTGTATGCACTAAGCCTAGATAGAATCCACTCAGTGTACACTGAAGCCCGCTCGACGCTTTCTTGTTCGTAACTTCGATTTTAGTCAATTACCTTGTTTTCCTCGCACGATGTCTTAGCCACCGGATATCCCACAGGTGAGCCGTGTAATTGAAGGTTTTTACGTCAGATTCTTTTGGGATTGGCTTGCGTTTATTTCTGTAGCGTTTCGTTGGAAGGTATTTGCAGTTTTCGCAGATGATGTCGGTGAAACTTCGTCGCTGTCGCCTCATGCCGCCCTCCTGACGCCCTGCCCGATCGCCATCAATGCCGCTTTGGATACGGTAGTAAACATCCGTCGAGGACTGATGAACGGTCGCCAAATCAGCAGCATGGAGCCTTTACTGTTTCCCTTCTTCTCCAGCCCTGTCGATGGTTCGATAAAATTAATCCGTCCATCAGTGATAATGCGAACTTCGTCAACACTCTCCAGAGCCTTGCTGAACCATCCGACAGACATATCCTCTGGCACAAGCATCACTACCGTCTGTCGCTGTTGTATGCACTGCTCAGCGGCTTTTTCCACCCACGGCCTGATATTGCTGTACGGTGGGTTATTCCAGATTGCACCGTGGCTTATCCACTCAGAATTGAGTGCGTCGTCGGCCTCAGTTAGCCAGTGAGCGCACAGAGCATTTTTGTCGCTCGCAGCTGAATCCAGCCAGAATCCAAACTCAATATCCAGCGCATCAAAAAGCCAAAGCGGCGTTTGCCAGCAGTCCTTGTCGTGTGCTGGTGTATTTGATTTGATAGTCATGCAGCCCTACCTTTTCGTTGTGACCATTCATACTCTCGCCGGGAGTCATCACTCCACCGCACGTTGCGCTCTGAGCCGAACCAAAACATGATTTCGATAAGCTCAGTCATGCTGGCCTTTCGCATTTTGCTGGTACGCACGCCAAGCATGACAACGCCACCATCGATACCAGGCACACTTCGTTGCTCCAGTTTTTTGGTCTTAAGCCACAGGGCAGTGAACAGGTCTTTCCAGTCCTCCGGCGCAAGTCTCTGTCCATGCCAAAGCACCTGACGTGATACGTCCTGCAATAACGCCCACATAAGGCGGTTTTGAGGATTGCTCCGCTTTGGTTCTTTAATGTGGACTTCGTGAGGTGACTTGTCGTCGATCGGAAGTGAGAGTATTGCGTCTATGGCGTTGTTTCTGATTGCTTCGTTGCGAAGCATGTATATTTGCTTCATTGTCACCTCAACTCACAAAACGCCACGCCATTTTTGCTACAGCGACAGGCGCAACACCGATAATCACCCACAGGAAAATGCTACCGAAAAGCACACCAACCAGGTCTTTACCTTCGCCTACCAGCCGGACAAAACTGCTGGCAACCACAATGAACGTCGCCACCATCCACATAGCACCGAGAATCCTCAATGCAGAAAAAATCAACTCAACCACGATTTACTCTCCCCCAAATAAAAAGGCCTGCGATTACCAGCAGGCCTGTTATTAGCTCAGTGATGTAGATGGTCATCTTTTAACTCCATATACCGCCAATACCCGTTTCATCGCGGCACTCTGGCGACACTCCTTAAAAATTAGGTTCGTGCTCATCTTTCCTTCCCGTTCTTCCTTGGTAGCAAACCGGTAATACACCGTTCGCCAGACCTTACCTTCGATAACCAGAAGACCTGCCCGTGCCATTTTAGCCGCGGCCTGATTTATGCTGGTTACTGTTGCGCCTGTTAGCGCGGCAACGTCCGGCGCACAGAAGCTATTATGCGTCCCCAGGTAATGAATAATTGCCTCTTTGCCCGTCATACACTTGCTCCTTTCAGTCCGAACTTAGCTTTGAGTTCTGCGATCTTCGCCAGAGCCTGTGCACGATTTAGAGGTCTACCGCCCATGACAGGAAGTTGTTTTACTGGTTCAGGGAGCGCCTCACCACGGTTAATTCTCGCAGTCATATGGACAAGCTCATCTGCGGCCTTACGGCGTAATTCCGCATCAGTAAGCGCATTGGCCCGCATGTTCTGATACAGGTTGGTAACCAGCCAGTAGTGCGCGTTTGATTTCCACGGATAAGACTCCGCATCCGGATACAGGCCTCGCTTCCGGCAATACTCGTAAACCATATCAACCAGCTCGCTGACGTTTGGCAGTCCGGCGATAACGGATGCTTCTTCCCGGCACCATGCAACAAACTGCCCGGGTGATGGCAG